TATTTTACTTCAGGAGGAAGCAAAACGGATCGCTGAGGATAGGTCTAAACTTAGGGAGAAAATCACAAACACAACTGGACTTGAAAGGGTTCGCGCACAAGATGATTATAATTTATTAACTAAAGAATTAAACAAACTTTCCACCATTGCTCAGGTAAAAGATTTCATTAACGATAATGAAACCATAGACAATGATAAAGAGATTGAGGATAGCTGGATTGATAAATTCAATCAATTAGCTTCATCTCTTAATGAAGAGTGGAGAAAAAAACTCCTTGCCAATGCGTTTGCTTTAGAAATAAAAAGCCCGGGCTCAGTAAATTTCATTATGTTAAATTGCATTGCCTCGTTTGATGAAATGACATTTAGAATATTTGGCTTTCTAATAAACTCAAGCATAAGATTGTATGAAGTAAACATATTTCCAGCATTTGATTCAAAAAAAGCAGTTCAAATCAATGGAGAAACACATACTCTCAACCAAATTTTCTACAGGCTAAATCACTTAAACTTAATAAAGTATGGCAGTGACGGATATATTGACATGAGTGGCACTAATGAAAAATTCACGTACCTACGCTATGGGAAGCGCTTACTTCAAATGCGTTACCCACATTCCATAGTCCCTTCACATTATCAGATAGGCATGCATTATTTCACTAAATTAGGGAACGATATCGCCAAGCTTTATGTTCGCGACACCAACGCACTTGGAAATGAATTTTTCGATGCGTTCTTAGCTGAAGCTAGAGCCAAAGGATATATCTATTCTGAAATTGAAATGCCTGACACCCTATATGAAGAACTAGGAAATTAAATCACACCTAGCCAAAAGAGGTCTATTATTAATCGATTGACCTCTTTCTTTTAACGCAGCAAATGCTTACCAGATCGTTAATAAGCCATACTCTTCTATTTAGTCCATACTACGTTACATTCTCGCTCTGAATGGTCAGGTCCATATCCGGATTTCGCGCCAGTATCTCAGCACGCTGAATCTGCCAGTTGTTGCAGGTTCGAGTAATGAATTAGCCATATCCTTATTCCTTCTTGATGCCGATACCAGCAGCGGCAATCGCTTTTTTCGCATTGTTCTGCGCGTCGATGTAGCCTTTTGCGTAATCCTCACTGGCACCGAAATGACAAATAGCGAACTCGTCGAACTGCCTGAGATTAACCTGCCGCGCCTCCAACTCAGCGATGCGAGCACGCGCTGCGGTGAGTTGGAAATTACCAGTTGTTCCCTCCGCTGCATCCCGTTGCTTCGTCGCTTCTCGCAGCGCTGCGGAGGTACAGTCCAGCCGTTCGGTCAGGCGCGACATAATCTTCGCGATGTCGATGTTCGGCGTATCAGTGCTCAGCGCCTTCGCAAACTGATGACCCACGGTCACCAGCTCTTTGTTGTTCAGTTAATCACTCATGGGATGCTCCTCGGTGCGTATAACGCTCCATGTCAAAGTCGATAACTGCGCGCTGGTCGCGGAAGACGCCGCTGCGACCGTGGCGGATAAGTTGGCCCTGCTCTTTCTCAGCAGTGGTGCGATGCAGGCCGAACATGGCGGCGACCTCGTTGGTCGTTGCGCGGCCTTGCATTTTCACCAGCTCGATAATCCAGGCGATGAACAGGGAGCGCTCTCTGTGCGTTTTTGGTCTTGGCATGGCGTTATCTCCGGGCCTGACGCAGGCATTTTGCCCGGCACTGCGCGAAGCGGGCCACCTCGAGCGAACTGCAAGCGATCCCCATCATGTCGGTATAAACCGTTGCGGCCCGGCGCCAGAGCCCTTTGCTCTCCAGCTCTTTGGCCTTCGTTTCAGCAGCGAGAATTTTTACCGGATCGCTCTTCTGCTCCATGCACGGCAGCACCTCGTCAGTAATATCTGCGCCTGGCGCCATGGTGTAGCTGTATTGCGATCCGTTGTGGTTGCGGATAAGCACGCCCTCATCAGTCAGCGCACGCAGGTGCTTTCCGGCTGTGGTGCTAGCCATGTCCAGGGCTTCTGCAACGTCCTTGATATCGCAGTTCGGCTGGTAGCGAACAAAGATCGCCACCAGGTCTTTCATCGTTAATGGTTTGGTCATTGGTCATCACTCGATTTAGTTGGTTAACCCTGCCGCTTTGCGGCGTTTGTACTCTTCCATCAGCAGCTGCGCCGGAGTTGGCCCTGCCGGGTGCTGCGGTGCTGCAAGTTGGCGGCGAATCGGCGGTACCGACAGGCCGTTACTGACGTGCTTGCTCCATTTCGTCAACAGCTTTTCTGCCAGTTTTTTAAGCTCCCCCTCTGTCATCTGGCGCTCCACGCCCGTTCTGCGCATCTCAATGCAGATGTGGTACAGCACCGGCTGCGGCCACGGGTATTTGTCGCTTCCTGAATACCGATAGGACTCGTTGCGCCAGCGGCGATACTCCCCCATGACACTGTCGGAGGTCAGGCCGAAGGCGTTCGCACCACTTTCCGAAACGAGCGACACGAACTCAGCGAGATCTGGTGGCCAGGTGTTCCCACCCGCGCAGCGCTCCATGCACTGCTGGCAGACCAGACTGATTTGCTGTTCAGTCATCGAACCGATCTGGGCTATCCAGAGCGGCGAAGGTTCCGCCCCATTCTTCTGCGTCCACCGGTTCGAGAATACTTCCCCCATGACCTGCCAAAGGCGCCATGCCGTTTCCGTTGCCATCAAGTCCATTGCGACGTCTCCACTCTGCGTGTGCTGACTGAATCTGCTGAACAGCTCTGGATGCTGTAGGCTCTCCCCGAACTCCTGCATTGGCCTTACCTCCGGTTTCCGGTTGTTTTTTCGATCTCACCAGCACGATGTGCCGGGCGAATTTTTGTTCCCACTGGACCTGGGTGAACACCTTCCCTTCGGATTCCCAGTACGACGCGAACTCTGCGAGTTCCGTAGCGAGGTAATTAGGTTCTGGCAAAGACACCCCCCACATAGCCGCACGCTGGCGGAAATCTCTGGATGGTAGCCACGCGCTGGTCATGGTGAACTTCCCGATCGGCTCGTCCAGGCCCTCAAGGTATCGGGCTGCGGTGGGTTCAACAGGGGGCTGTCCCACTTCCGAATTTTCTTGCGCCCCCTCGTTAAGAGAGGGGTTTAGATCTTCTCTTCTCTTCTCTTCTCTGGTCCGCTTTTTGTCCGCATCGCCTGCGGACATCTTGCGGACATTTCGTTTCCTGTCAGCCTCCTGTGCCCGCCGCTTTGCGGACTGTCCATTGTGTTCAGAAAATCTTGGCATACAAAGGCTTGCGTCCGATTCTTCAAGCCAGCCAACATTGATCAGAGCCTGCGCAAAGCCTACAAAGCCGATCATGTCGTTCAGCGTTTTGGAGGAGTAACCTTCAAGCTCTCCATCAACTGAGTAGGCATCA